GAAATTTCTACACATTACGTAACCATTTGCTCCAAGAACGGGTTTACATTGGCAAAACTCAATTTTACCAACTTCGTATACCGGATCTTCAGAAGTCATTATGAATCCCATTTCAGAGAACCACTCATCAAGACCAGTTTGGAATTTCACCAAATCGAACCTTGACATAAACACAACACAATCATCACCATTATTCGCCAAGTTAATCTTCACACCCCTACTACTGGCGTATTCAAAGATAAGTGCGCACATGATGATGCAATTGCCAAGGGCAGTGTTCATATCACCTGAGAATCTACGACCCTCAACATTGTACGACACTTTACCATCCTGACAATAACCAACCCCCTTATTAAACACTTGCCATTTTAACAAACGTTTCAATTCGGGTGACTTGAACATTGAATTGTATACTGAATGTTCCCACTCGAGCATAGTTCTAGAAACGTGTTGGTCAAATCTAGACGCATCTAGGCCAAGAGCAACACAGTTGTCGAACTGCTCAAATTTTTCTACAATTATGCTCGCACTAACACAAGCATTAAACCCTTTTACCACAACTGGCGTGTCACTTTCATAAACCCTTTGTATAGCTTTATACAAACGGTGTTCTACAGGCTTTAGGTATCTTCCGACACCCACATTGTACACAGGAGTTCTAGGTTGTATACACCTAGGTGATTTATTTGCTGGAACCTTTTCACACTTGACAAAACTGCTGCTAATTGCATCACGCTTCGTTACACCAATGGTATTGTAAACTTCAACCGCGTTGTCATATATTGTCCTTTTGCGTCCTGTGTACATCTGAGCAAACTCCTCAGGGGAAACACAGGAGACACGTCCAACATGACGTAGTAATCCACGTTTAAAGGTTGACAACCGCTGATGAACTAAACGCTCGTCAGGGTTAATTGGTTCTATGTATTCTCCACAAACTTTGTGGTAGAATACCCGCTCAAGCAGAGCGGTTTTGAGAGTTAGTGTATCGGGATCATTTATTTTTAACGTTCGTCCAGGAGGACTGATACCCTGCACTATGTGCAAACTCCTGTTTTTGCAACTTCTTGATCTGTCCATGTCAACGGTCAGTTGCGAGTGAGTGAGTGTACTATTGTGTCTCACTCCGTTGACGACAGTCAAGCCCCATCACTGTGTGGTCAT